TCCTGAAAGATAGTACAGAACTTCCCCGTCTCTCGCAATAGTAGCAGTGGTTGCTACTGCACACGCCCAATGAAGAGTGCGAATGTTCGCCTTTGGTGAAGATTGAGTTTCTGAAGTCTTCTTCAGATCGGTGGCAAGCGCGATGGTAGCGGATCCCGTGCCACGCACTTTCACCACACCATGAACCTGTGTTAGTTTTAGAACCGCCTTAGTTGCCATCTAATATTCCTTACTGGTATCTTGCTTTTTTCTGATTACGAAGGATCTTGAAATCGTGTCCGTCAACCTTACCATTCTTATTGGCATCAATCTTATGTTGATTACCCTTTAGTTCTTCAGATTTCAAAGAACTTTGCATTTCTTGCTTTGTTCTTCTATGTTTTCTTTTAAAATCTGCATGCGACAATGATTCCATATCCGTCGCCAGATCTTTCATACGACTTTCATCAAGATCGAATTCTTCTTTTCGCATAGAAGAACGATTCTTACCAACAGTTGCACTCATAGTGTCTGTTTTTGCTGCATTTCTAGCAGCGTTGAAATGATGACTTTCTGAATCTTGATCATTTTTAGCAGCAGCATTCTTGGCTTTTTCTAGATGACCCATAACAGTCGAACCATGAACCTTGGTAATTGCTTTTTTGACTGCAGCAGCTTTCTTGGGTTCTGGACTATCTCCAGAACCCAGAGCATGATCTGCATATTTGTTATACAAAGTGCGAATGGATAGATCGCCTTCGCCTAGCATAATTGATTCGAATAAATCGAAATCGAATTCTTCTGCTCGCAGTTTATCGCCACGCTTTAGAATCTTTTTACCAGCATCCCACGAACCCATTGAACGTTTACGAAGGCGACGATCGTCATCAACATCAGCTGCATCGTATGCATCATCTTTCGCTTTTGTTCTATACTTTCTAAGCGTATCCGTTGAAAGTTCTTGGATACCTTCGACTTCTTCGCCTAGAAGTTTATTAAAATGCTTAGTATATGATTTCTTTTCGCTGTCTGACATATGTTTATGGAACTGCGATCCTCGTTCACCAGGACCAGATCCTGTTAAGTGATGGGCTTCATCATGAGCATGGGCGTGAAAGTCTTTCGCCGCTTGTTCTCCGTGAGACTGTCTTACTTTTTCTACGGCGTCGTGGAACTTTTTCTCGTGCTTCTCTGGATGATCGACATCGCCGATTTGTGCAATACCCAAATGTTTAACAGCATGCGCAAGATGTTTACCGAGATCTTCATGAAGACCTTCGACTTCCTCTAGTAAAGAGAGAGTTTCATTGATACCTTCTACCAATTCTTTATACGTCTTCATCGGGATCCCCTTCTGTTTCTACTTCTTCGCTCGAATTAAAAACAGCATTTGCCATTTCTTCGCGACGAGCAGAAAGAATATCTGCAAGTTTTAAATCTAACGCAGCGCTGAAATCATCGTTCGCATCAGTCATATTACCTGCTTCGATATTATTTATTAAACTTTTAATAACCTCAGTATTGTCCATTATTATTGTCCTTCTTCTGGCGGCGGTTGCATCGCAGGTTCTAATTGAACTGGATCCGCCTTATTATCTAATTCAATTTGTGCAATATCGTCATCAGTTAGTTTGAGAATATTCTTTTGGACATATTCTTTGCTGTATAACGTGCCGATATAATTTGCCATCCCATTAAGAATCTCAACGCGAGATTGTATAATTTGCTGTTCTTTCGACTCAGTATAATATGCATCAGTAGCATACTTGTATTCAATATTGTTCTTAATCAGATTCCAGTCTGCCTCGGTAATGATACCCTTGAGGATTAACTGGGTCTTAAGAAGATCGTCGAACAGAAGAGAGAAACGACGACGAAGTTTAGCAATAAACTTAGTAAACTTCCACTCATCGCGATTAATTTCAGCAGCACGTCCGAAGTTTAATCCAGACTGCTGTTGCATTCTTGAAATTGGAACGTTCAATGATTGAAATAGTTTCTTCTGGAAGTAGTCGATGTCACCGATTTCGCCGAGACTCTGACCACCTGGAAGTGTTTCAATCTGGGTTCCTCTACCACCTTCGCGGCGAGGCAACCAGAAATCTTCAAGCATTGACATAAACTTTTTATCGTCGCGGATTTCACCAGTGTTACCATCATAGACCAGTTTATTTCTATACTGATTCATAATACCAGCAAGGTATTGTTCCGCTTTAATCTTAGGGAGATTACCAACGTCAACATAGAATACGCGACGTTCTGGTGCTCTCGAAATTCTGTAGATTACTGCAGCGTTTTCCATCATGCGCAACTGATTGGCGGGACGGATCGCTTTATGCAGATACGACAATGGGATGTTCTTATCCTGATCACTTAGACCAGAAGGAACATAACAAATCGCATCCCTAGTAACCCTCATTGTTGCAGCAGATCCAGGAGAAGCAGTTTGTGCTTTATCCAGGACAATGCCACGTTCATTATAAACAAAGTATTCTTCGATCTTCTTGATGAACTCAACACCTGATTTTTCATCTTTTTCTTTAAAGATCTCTCGGACTTTTTTAATCTTACGAGGATCGATAAAACGAATATCAGTAATACCTTCTTTTGGTTTTGCGGTATCAATTACTTTATGAAAGTAAATTCTACCATCAATATACCAACGACGATAATAGTCTTGCGCTCTTAGATTAAACTCTAATAGATCTAAAACTGATTCAAACTCTAGTTGAATCTTTTTCTTAATAGAGTCAGATAGTTTGACATTATCAAGATTGATTTCAACTGGACGTTCATCGTCGAGGTTTGAAATAGAATCATTCACGATATCATCAATGGCAGAATCGACATCTGCCATGAAGGCAATGTCGCGATACTTTTTAATAAGTTCTGCCTCGGTGTTGGCGGTTCCGTCTAAGTCAAGGTAGGTGCCAAAATAACCACCTGCCTTTATGACATCGGAACCGCCATCGTCCGTTGGCGGCACAAACGATTTTTCCGTCGGTGCCGCCTTGGATTTTTCAACTTTATAACCAAAAATTTCCATTATTCAATTTTACTTTTCAATATTACGCAAGAGTTTCTTCAGGACGACCACCAGCAAAAGTGGTATAGTGCTGGTACTGGAATGTTACTGTAAACTCTTCAACGACATCGTTCTGACCATACTGAAGAGCAATTTCCGACATGTTAATCGGGAATGCATCTGCAAGTACATAGGTTTGAAGAGGAACATCGTTGCGATCAAGATGCGTCACAGTGATTTCTGTTTGGTAGCTGCTTGGTCTAGTTTCACCTCTGTTGGTGACCAGATTGTTCATGAGATTCATCCATCTTTCGAATGGACGACGAAGTTTAAATTCTGTATCGTTTACAATAGTAATTGTCCATGGATCGAAGACACGCTCACCAGCGAGTTTAACTTCACGACCACGATACTGAAGTAGAGTTGGGTTTACGTTAGACGCAGGAAGTGCAGCACCCGTAACAAGCAAAGATGCCTCACCGATGTTTGCACCAACCAATTGAGGGAAGGTTAGGAGTACGCGGAATTGGTTAGGTCTTGCACCACCAGCCCCAAGTAACCCCTTAAATTGTGAAATATCCATTATTAGATCTCCATTTCTTTCTTATTTATAGGGTTATGCGCCGACTTCTTCAAACGAAATTGAAGTTCTCGTAGCGACGAAATTCAATTTGATGAAGTTAATCGATTTTGCTGGTTTGATAAAGATGTCAGCAACGAATTCGTTACGGTCAATTACTTCGCCAGTGTTATTTGATTCGTCACACACAACACGGAAGTCAAAGATACCACGGCGACCACGAACATCGCGGAGGAATGGTTCTACGATCGACTTGAACTGTGCACGAGTAAAGACATCGTTGAATTCGAACAACTGGAACTTAGCAGCAGTCGAGATTGCCTTCTCAAGAACGATGAACAGACGACGAACATTGATACGATCGAATGCCGATGGTTTAGCAAGAAGTGTCTTGTCACCATAGAGAACAATACCGTTTCCTGCAAGACTTGCAACAGGGTTGATACCATTCTTATACAATTCGTCGCGATTTGTTTGGTTTGGAGACCAAAGAAGTTTAACAACATTCTTAATCGCACCACGATTTAGACCAGCAGGTGAGAACCATGGATCATTGGTATTGTCAGTACGTGCACAAAGACCAGCAATGTCAGCGTTCAAAGGAACGTTTACAAACACGTCATTGTAACGATCGTATTGGCGCTTCCAACCTGAGTCAGCAACAACATACGAACTGAAACGATTTAGATCTTCTTTGAAGTATGTGACGATATCATCTGCTTCATCCCCTGAGTTGTTCTTGACAGCGGCAAGAGGAGGAGAAACAAAGGTAACGCAATCTAAACGACCAAGTGAAAGTGTATCAATTGCATGTTGGCAAACAGCGTCACTGTGTCCGCCAGTAATTACAAGAGAGATATCTACTAGTTCTTTATCTGTAAACAACGAGTAACCATCTTCAAGATCGCCAGTAGCAGGGGCAGCATCAACACCACCTGTGAACGTGCAAGTGTGTTCACCCGCAGTATCGATAGGTTGATATACACCAGCGCTGGCAGCAGCACCCCATGAAAGGTCTTCAGTATCATCCTGAGTTGGGTGTTTACCCCACCAAGCATACTTTGATTGTGTGTTGATTACGTTCTTATAGTAGAGTGTTCCACCGTCATTGCCCTTTGCATCGGATGCAACTGACAAATATGGGAACTTCTCAAGAACTGTTCCTGCAGTTCCTGTGAACATCCCGAGATTATCGACTACGATTACGTGGACTTCATCTTTAGATGCACCCTTAGCAGCAGCATAGGCAGAAGTTCCTGGCGCACCAGAGAAATTCGCTGCATAATCCCATGTGTCGAAACCAGTTGAGTCACAGATTGAAACAATCAGACTGTTACCTTTTGTTCCAGGATACTTTGCAGCAAATTCATATGTTTCAGTACCATCGCTGAAACTATCTTCATAAACGGTTTGGTTTGGAATGAGAACTGCAGTTTGACCGCATCCAACAGCGTTTCTTGCGGTCGAACCGACTGCACGAACGAGTTTGAGGTTGGTAGTATATGCTAGGAAGTTTGCAGCAGAATAGAAGTCTACTGCATTAGTGCTATTTGGTCCACCGAACTTACTTACAAGTTCGTTTTCAGATCCAATAGTAACGATTTCTTGCGCTGGTCCCCATGCGAAGTTGCCAACGAATGCACCAGCAGATGTTGAAACTGCTGGAACTACATTAGTAAGGTCTTGCTCGGTAACTAGGACTCCAGGCGATAACTGAAAAGCCATGTTTTTCTCCTTATGTTAAAATGATCAGTTTCATTTTATCTTTTATTTATAACTCATGTATTTTGTGTTTATCGATACGATGTATCGACTTTCCAATAATCACCCCCAGCAATAAAAACTTCTTCTTCAGTACCACTAATAATAACACCAAAG